AATAAATTATTTAAGCTTGGTGCTTCTTTTTCTATAAGTGCATGTATATTTCTTTTTTCTGTCATAATAATCCTTTCATACAACAATATATATTATATTAGCTTGTTGTCAATGTTTTTGATGTAACTGTAGATACTTCCCCAGTAAATTCTTCTGTTGAATTTTGATCTGTACCACTAGCGTTTGTACCACCAAATACAAGCCCTGCAGTTTGTGCTGCAGCATCTCCTGCTGCAGAAGTTGTTTGTCTAGCATTAGCTCTATTTGGTCTATTGCTCCAAGAGGTTCCGTCATAACCACAAGCTAAAGTTCCAACACCTGGAACGGGATTTCCTAAATAAGCCATTGCAGATGTTTGAGGTCCACCCGCTGACATTTCCGACGATGCCGCTGGCATATCTCCTGACTCTGACCAAGAAGTTCCGTTATATTCTTCAGTTTTTGCTGTTACGGCTGGATACTCATTTCCTCCAACACATAATGCTGCTGTATTTGAAACTCCTGCTCCTGCTGGGCCATTTCTTCCAGTATTTAAATTAGGAGAATTAGTCCAAGAAGTTCCATCATAAGATTCTGTTCCAGCAAATCTAGGCGGGCTTCCTGGAGGGTAATCTCCACCCATAGCCATGGCAGAAGTTAATACTCCACAACCTGATAAAGAAAATCTAGGTGTGTTTAAAGTCCCACCTGCAGTCCATGAAGAGCCATTCCACTCTTCTGTTTTATTAGATGGAGCAGATTCATATCCACCGAAAATCGCAAAAGCGCTTTGTGTTCCTGCATCTGTGCCTCCAGCATTTCTTCTTGCATTTGATATATCTGGACCTTCTGACCATGAAGAACCATCATAATTTTCTACGTTTGTTTTATTTGGAGTTCCTCCACCTACCATTATACCAGCAGTTTGTGATCCTCCGCCGGATGCCTCTCCTCTAGCTGTGTTTAAATTTCCTCCAGCTGAAAATGCTGCGGATGTGATTGTGTTAACTGAAGCATTGTATTCTTCAGCTGCACTTGTATCACTAGGTGTATTCCCATAAACACTTAATGCACTAGTT